AACTAGAACAACTAGAACTCGAAGACACCCTTGTTGACCTGAACATGCTTTTTGAGCAGCGTGGCTGTCGAGAGGTCTTGAAAACCTTTCGTGCCGCATTTCCTGCCATGTTCGATGAGCTTCTTCTTCAAATCAATCGGCTCACTCCAGAGAAGCAAATTCCTGCTCTAGAGCGGTCGTTTCCTGACGAGTAATGTTCATTAAGGTGGACGCCGGGCAGCTCGAATGGCGAGTAATCCTAGAGTTGTCCCGTGATGAAGTTGGCATTGAAGAACTCTTAAAGAAAGAGGATGTTCATTCAAAGAATCAAGCAGCATGGATTTTGCCTTCTCGACTCATTGCCAAGATTTTTCTATTCCGAACAATTTTTCGTGGTTCGGGTTGGAGTTTTGCTAATGATCCTGATTTTATGCATGTGTCTGCCGATGCTAAGTTTTGGGATGGAATGAATGAGAAATTCTTCTCCAAGTATCAGGGCATCGACAAGACACACAAGAAGTGGGGTGACTATGTTTTAAAAGGACTGCCCATTGAAGGCCCACTGGGCCGTTCATGGTTTGTTGAGCTTCGTAGGAACGAGCGTACAGGCGAGCTAAAGATTCCTTGGCCTACCCTCACCAACTACCCTGTTCAGGGCACTGGAGCCGATGTAATGATGGTGGCTCGTGTCTCTGCATACAACAGGATTAAGAAGCTTGGCATTCCGTGTGATTGGATTGCCACTGTCCACGATGACATTAAAGTGGACACAAAAGAGAAGTATGTTCAGCCCATTGTCAACATCTTCCATGAAGTGTTTGATGATATTCCAAAGAATTTGAAGAATATCTTCGGCTACGACTGGAAGGTGCCAATGACTTGTGAAGCAACTATGGGGATGAACTTCAAAGATATGGAAGTTGTTGCACGAAATGCTTGACATTTCTCTCTAGAAATGTTACAATATTTATATGAGCTGCTAAAAACATTTAAGGAAAAACACACAATTGATTAATATTACTGTCCTGTCCGTTACGAATACCACTGTGCCCACTGCAAAGGGCAGCTATCAGCAACTCGATGTTGCTTACAAGAACAACACCTTCCAAGGCAAGGTTGAAGGCAAGAAGCTTATGAGCTTCAACAAGGCAACCAAGGCTGCTTTTGACACTCTTGCTAATGCCGCCTCTGGCACTTCCTTTGACATTGATACGGTTAAGAATGACAAGGGCTACATTGATTGGACGAGTGCTCGTGCGGCTGGTGCTAGTGCCTCTGCTCCCGCTCAAGCGGCTCCTGCCGCAGCCCGTCCTGCTGCAAACGCTGCTCCACGTAGCAATTATGAAACTCCCGAAGAGCGTGCACAACGACAAGTGTACATTGTGCGGCAAAGCTCTCTGAATGTTGCAGCACAAATTGCTGCTGTTGGTGCAAAGAAAGTTGATCCTGATGAAGTTATCAATCTGGCAAAGAAGCTTGAAGGCTATGTCTTTGGCAAAGAGCCTTCCGTCAAAGATGTTAGTGGAGGCGCTACAGGGTTTGACGACGTTCCCGATCTCGACCCTGCCTTTGAAGTTGAATAACATTTAAACAGGGCTACGGCCCTTTCTCTGCCCTGTTAGCATGAAGGTCGTGCTCCGGTTTTGTAATCCGGCGGTGACGGTTCGATTCCGTCACAGGGCACCAAAGAACATGGAAAATAATGATTGAAGTAGCACTTGTAGATGCTGACATTGTTGCATACAGGTGTGCAGCAGCGTGTGAGAATGAAGATGAAGCAATTGCTCATTTTCAAGTGTCTGAAATGATGAGGCGTATCCTGCATGAAACAAATGCTATGGAATATCGCGCTTTTCTTACTGGTAGTAATAATTTCAGGTATGCTATTTATCCTGAATATAAGGCCAATAGAAAAGATAAGCCCAAGCCAAAGTGGCTACAAAGTGTTCGTGAGCATCTTGTCACTGTCTGGAATGCAGAAGTAACAGATGGCATTGAAGCAGATGATGCCATGGCAATTGCACAAAGCTATGAATATGACGCAGATCAAAGTGTTATTTGTTCAATTGACAAAGACATGCTGCAAGTGCCTGGCCTACATTACAACTTCGTTAAAGGCGAGCATCAGCGCGTTTCTCCGTTGGACGGAATGCGATTCTTCTACAAGCAGCTAATTCTTGGTGATAGGGCAGACAACATCTTCGGATATGATGGTGTTGCTAGACAAACCATTCCGAAGTTTCTACAGCCTGACATTGACAAGCTGTATGAAATGCAGAAGCAATGGGATATGTTCTGCCATGTTCGTGCAATGTACAATGATGACACTCGCTTGCTAATGACTGGACAATGCCTGTGGATTCAACGAAAGGAAAATGATCTATGGCAATTCCCAATTGAGAAAGAGGAAGACGACTTCCTCTTCGGATGGAAAAGCGACCCGTTCTACCAATGGGAACCTGTCGCGACAACCGTCACAATGGACGGAGGCGAGGCTCAAGGCGTTCATAGTGTCAGCACTGAGAGCAGCGACCCGCAGGTATCCCCCGAAGTATGAAACGCTAAACGAAGCTAAGACAGAGAAGAAGGTAAACAAGAAGACAGGCCGGCTGGCACAACATTACAGGTGCAATGCCTGTAAACAAGAATTTCCAGCAAAGGAAGTTCAAATAGATCATGTGATCCCAGCCATTGATCCCAAAGTTGGTTTTGTAGATTGGAACACATTCATTGAGCGGCTGTTCTGTACGAAGGACAACCTGCAATGTTTGTGCACTTCCTGTCACGATAAGAAGACAAGAGAAGAGAAAGAAACAAAAAAGAATGCACGTAAACAAAGTGTTTGAAACTGAGCAGGGCACTGTGAAATTTGAAGGTGAGCTGGAGCAAGCAGAAGCCGACATGGTGATTAAGCTTGGCCTCAACTTCCTGCTTCAACAGGGTGCCTTTTCTATGGTGAGTGCAGAAACCGATAGCGTCCAATGAGGCACTTCGTAATTCCCGATTGTCAAGTGAAGCCGGGACACAGTGTTGAATATCTTCGCAAGACAGGACAATATCTTGTGGAGAAGCAACCTGACACCATTGTCTGTATAGGGGATTTCGCTGACATGGCCAGCCTGTCGTCATATGACGTAGGCACAAAGAGTTTTGAGGGGCGTCGTTATGTCAATGATGTGGATGCAGCACGCCAAGCTATGGCTACTCTGCTCAATCCCATTGAGGAATATAACAAGCGTCAGCGAAAGAATGGTAAGAAGCAATATCAACCTCGAAAGGTTTTGACTCTAGGAAACCATGAGCACCGCATCACTCGCGCTATTAACTCTGATCCTAAGCTGGACGGAGTTCTGTCTCTTAACGATCTTGGTTATGTGGAGTTTGGTTGGGAAGTATCACCCTTTCTTGAAACTGTTATCATTGATGGTATTGCCTATAGCCATTACTTCGTCACTGGTGTTGCTGGTCGCCCGGCTGGTACAGCTCGTGCTCAGCTAAACAAGAAGCACATGTCCTGTATTGCTGGCCATCAGCAAGGCTTGCAAATTGCCACAGACTTCCGTGCAGATGGGAAGATGATTACGTCAATCATTGCAGGTAGTTTCTACGAACATGATGAAGACTACCTTGGTCCGCAAGGCAATAAGCATTGGCGTGGTTGTCTCATGCTGCACGAAGTTAACGATGGTCATTTTGATTTGATGCCCATTTCGCTGCGCTACATTAATGAGAGGAAATATAAGTGAGTGCTCTTGATGTTCAGGTAGGTGGTGGTCATTACAAGACCAAGGGCATCCAACCTATTGAATATATCCATGCTAACAATCTGAATTTCTCAGAAGGTTCCATTGTTAAATATATCACCCGCTGGCGTGAGAAGGGTGGTGTTAAGGACTTGGAGAAGATTAAGCATTATGTTGATCTGCTGATTGAAATGGAAACCAAGTATGCTGGACTGGCCCGCACTACACTTTCCTCCGATCAACTTATTAGTGATGCCCAAGCTAAAGGACAAACAAATGCGATTCGATGAATATGAAAAGATTATTGGTGACACTGCCATTTATCCTGATGTTGGAAAAGGCACACAAGTTGCCCTGTCGTACACGGCCCTTGGCCTTGTGGGAGAAGGTGGTGAGTTCTCTGAGAAAGTTAAGAAGTGGATTCGTGATGGTGTCATTGATAAGCGCCTTGCAGCTAAAGAGCTTGGCGACGTTCTCTGGTACCTCACGGCATCTGCAAAGGAATTGGGCTATCGTCTGCAAGATATTGCAGAAATGAATCTTGTGAAGCTGTATGATCGCAAGAAGCGTGACGTGTTGAATGGGTCTGGTGATGAACGATGAATTGAAGGCTCTGATTATTGCTAACTTGGATGTAGTGGAGTTCTTTGATCTTCTTGGCATTGAACTGGCAGACATTTTGGATTTCCCTGAGATTGAGGAACTGTGTGAAGAAAACGA